TGTGGAATCGGTTACACAAAATTCAGTCAGGAGGAATTGGCAGAAATGAAAGATAGAGTCATGACGGAGAATGAAGCAATTGAAGAATTAAAATATGATTGTAACGAACTTGGAAAAGCGATTCCGTGTGATACATCATGGGGAAAATCATTTGAAAATGCTTATGCAATGGCAATCAATGCACTTGAAGAAATTGAACAGTACCGCACGATCGGAACAGTGGAAGAATGCCGGGTAGCGGTGGAGAAGCAGAAAGCAAAGAAGATAGAAATCTTTAACGGACAAGCGTCTTGCCCTAATTGCAAGTGTTTATTTGGTGGGATGGACGTTATTAAGAGTCTGATAGCATGGCATATGCCGCATTGCCGAGAATGCGGACAGCACATTGATTGGAGCGAGGAAGAATGAGCGAAGAACTTAAACCATGCCCGTTCTGTGGACACAGAATAGATATTGAAAAAGATGTGTATGAGCCAAGTATGGATTGACACCCGACATTTATTGACCCAGATAGTGGTGGCGACCCTATTAACATTCATTGCAAATGTGGCTTGGAGTTTTGCACTGGTACTCATGACTGGGGTGAATTTGTAGAAGCATGGAACAGGAGGGCAAACGATGAGACTGATTGATGCGGACGAATTGTATGAGGATTTAGCAAATAATTTAAGTTCCATCATGGGGGATGGATCAGACGGAGAAGCAATAGATACATACGTTACCATAGGTGATATCATACATGATACTTTTAATGCGCAGCCGACCGCCTACGACCCGGACAAGGTTGTGGAGCAGTTGGAGAATGAACGGAAGTTTTGGGAGAATGCATACAACAGGAATTTGGGAAAAGAGAAAGCAAGAAGTTATGAGCGTGCAATCGAAATTGTGAAGGATGACGGAGGGGATGAAATGATTGAGAAATCAATGCCTGCAACAAAGAATGTGCCAAAGGAAAGAGATACAATGAGTTGTAAAAAAGCAGAGAGGTACGGATGTGTAAAAGAGATTTGTGAAACCGATAAAGGATTATTCAACCGTAAAGTTGAAGAATGGATTAACCTTACAGCTGGAGTGGTATTAGACGCAAATTGCGGAATAATAGATGGAAAAACAGTATTCCAGGCAGTAATAGGGGATTAAGAAAGTAAACATGACAGATAAGGGAGGTCATAGAACATGAAACAGCCAAGCAAACCAACAAGAGCACAGAAAGAAATTATATCAAACAACAACCTGGTACCGGATCACTGGATGGTAATATCGGAGAGCAGGGACACATTAGAAATTATCAGCCGTAGAAGCAGTAGAAGAAAGGTGTTGACAAAATGATTTTTAAAGTAATCGCATTTATAATTATACTTTCAATAATTAAAGAAATGGATGAAGCAAAAGAAAAGAAAGATCTGTGCGACATTGTTTACTGGGGCATATTAATGACAATAACAATAATGGTAATGGGATGGGCTTAAATTAGAAATTTTAAAGAGGTGTATGCATGAAAAATATTAAGAATTTCAGGGCTATGGATTGTACCGGATGTCAATGCGATGGTTGCTATGAATGCCAGTCTGCAAATTGCGATATATGCTATCGCGCTGAGCACGCAAATGAAAACGATGAAGATATGTACTATATAGCTAAGAATAAAAAAAGATGTGATTTTGATTAAATAAACTGACATTTAATACATATGTAGCAGTAGACAACATTACACATGTAAATTATAATTATACAGAAATTACAAATATAATTATAAAGGAGAAAATAACATGCAAAATTTATCAGATCAGGAGAAAAAAGTATTAGAAATCATGAAGGAGTCCGAGCAGCAGTTGACGCCGGAAGAAATCACGGAAGAGATAAACAAAAGATACGGGCAGGTTTGGCCGGTACAGGTTACTTTAACATTTATGGCAAGATTAGAGAAGCTGGGATATACGGATACTAATAAACAATGAAGAACAGGCAGGGAGAAAAATAAAACAAGCAGAGGGGGAATGTGTGTGAATGAGAAAGAAGTGTACGAGATCTGTATGAGTGTAGATAGCATCATAGCCGATAAACTGACAGAATCAATCGTTGTTGGTACCAGTTATGACATGTTAGAAGCTCATTATGGCATTCTCCCGATCAGTCGGAGAAATTTTTACCGGAGGAAAGAGATAGCGCAAAGACTAACGCAACAAAAAAACGAATTTAGAGGAAGAAAAGAATGAGAAATGCGGATGGTATAGAGATATAATAGATATTTTTATATTTGTAATTGATTATTGTGGGGTTGTGTAGTAGAATTTAATAAAAGGAGGTATGCGGTAATGTTAGCATTGGAAGTACAAGTAGAATTTGCAGAGATTTTAGTAAAACTTAGGGGAAAACAGGCAACAGTTTCTGATCTAAGCCAACTTCTTTATTTGGTTAGGCTTTATAAGAAGGAGATACCGGATGATATTAAACTTATTATGTTAAGTATTCCAAACATTGTGTTGAGAGATAATTGTGAACTGAAAAGTGACGCAGGGAAGTGGGCGAGTAAATATGGAGAATATTTTTCAGGCAATTGTGTTAACCTTGTGGAGTGGAAAAATAAATTTAGTAGTAAGTGTTTTGATTTGAAAGATATGAGTGACTTTATGAAATATGTGTTAGAAGATCAGGAAAGATTAAATAGTGATTTCTATTTGAGAAATCCGGAGGTAACATTGAGGGATGATGTATGTATAAAATCTGGGAGAAAATTTCAGAATGAGCAGATTATATATGCTATGGTACTTGAAAAGGCACTCATGATGTAGCATAAGTAAAGTTACAAAGAATGAAGCGATTTGACATAAATATATTTATTTACCATAATATATTCATAAATCAGCATCATAGAACCGAATGTATGAGACTATAATTAGTTTCATGCACTCGGTTTTTTATTTAAAAATTGGCACAAATCTTAATACTCACTGTTTTATAATTATGCTATAAGAGAAAAAACAGGAGGAGATAGATAGTGAACGAGATAGACCACAAAAAGGAATACTTGAAACAATATGAAAAAGCAGTGCGTCAGATGAAACGCAGCGAGGAAAAGATCACAGAAATGCGTTTAAGCAAGATTATGCCATCTGTAGGCAATGACGGCATGCCACACGCACATAACAATACAGATCTATCTGCTTATGCTGCACTACTGGACGAAGAGGAAAGACGGTACATGAAAGCCAGATATCACAGAATCAAGCTGTGCCAGGAGATCACGGACAAGATAGAGCGGATGGATAATGAAGATGAAAAGGATGTATTGATGTACCGTTATATCCGGTTGATGAAGTGGGAGGATATCTGTGTGAAGATGGGATTATCATGGAGACGCACCCATTACATACATAATGATGCACTGAAACATTTTATGATTTAAAAGAGTGCATAGAAGTGCACACTCAAAATATGATATTGTTATACTAACCGAAAGGTTCAAAGGGAGATTGCGGCAGCAGTCTCTCTTTTTTCACGCTCACAACATTAAGCGGCTCCATGAAACCCAGGGGAGCCGCAACCTCCGTATGAATGGGGAGATTAGAATGAATAAAGAAAGATACAGTGATCCAACAGCCGAACAGGCGATTGCGCATGTGATGAGGGAATATAGAGAAAAGAAAAAGCAGGAAGGTGGCAGCAGTGGCAAGGAGTCCGAACGAAAAGGCAGAGAAAGCCCGAAAACTATACAAAAAAGGAATGAAGCTGGTTGAGATTGCAAGTCAACTAGACGTTCCTCCCGGTACGGTTCGAAGATGGAAAAGTACATACCATTGGGATGGTGAGCATCAAAGCGAGCGTTCGGAAAAGAAAAGCGAACGTTCGGAAAACAAAAAGAGCGTTAGAAAAAAAGCTATAGCTGATGAAGTCAAGCAGGTAATGCAGAACACCGAATTGACCGATAAACAACAGCTTTTTTGCATACATTACATCCGGTGTTTCAACGCTACTAAGGCATATCAGAAAGCGTATGGCGTTGATTATGCGACTGCGGCATCAATAGGATATCGTTTGTTGGAAAATGATGGAGTAAAAGAAGAAATTCTCCGGCTAAAACAGAATCGGCTCAACAGGGAATTTGTGAGTGAGTCGGATATATTTCAGAAGTACATGGATATTGCCTTTGCGGATATGACTGATTTTGTAGAATTTGGAAACGGAACGTTTACAGATCCGGAGACGGATGAAGAAGTTCAATACAGCTATGTGAATTTAAAAGACAGTAAAGCTGTAGACGGAACATTAATTTCAGAGGTTTCCAAAGGGAAAGACGGTGCAAAAATTAAACTTGCCGACCGGATGAAAGCCTTGCAGTGGCTTTCGGATCATATGGACCTTGCCACCGAAAAGCAAAAAGCAGAGATTGTATTACTGAAAGCCAAAGTTCAGACGGACGATGGCGATGAGGTTACAGATGATGGATTCCTTGACGCTCTGAATGGAACTGCGGCGGAGGACTGGGGCAATGAAGAGGATTAAGCGGGTTTTCAAATTCCAGCCGTTTTCCCAAAAACAGCGCATGGTGCTGAACTGGTGGTGTAAGGATTCCCCGGTAAAAGACAGTGATGGCATTATTGCCGACGGAGCAATCCGATCCGGCAAGACAGTGAGCATGTCACTTTCGTTTATTATGTGGGCGATGAGCTCATTTAATGGTGAGAATTTTGCCATGTGTGGTAAAACAATCGGCTCTTTCCGGAGAAATGTACTATCTGGTTTAAAGATGATGCTTCATAGCCGTGGTTACACTGTTGCAGATCACAGGGCTGACAATCTGGTTATCATCACAAAGGGAGATGTGACCAATTACTTTTATATATTTGGTGGCAAAGATGAACGGTCACAGGACCTTATCCAGGGTATTACTCTGGCTGGTGTCTTTTTTGATGAAGTTGCGTTGATGCCAGAAAGCTTCGTGAACCAGGCAACAGGGCGATGTTCTATTGATGGTTCAAAGTATTGGTTCAACTGCAACCCGGATGGACCATATCATTGGTTTAAGACAGGATGGATTGATAAGCGGGAAGAAAAGCATCTGCTGTATCTGCATTTCACGATGGATGATAACTTGAGCCTGTCGGAGAAAATTAAGGCGCGATATCGTAGCATGTACACAGGTGTGTTCTATCGCCGGTATATTCTGGGACTATGGGCGATGGCTGAGGGCATCATTTACGATATGTTCGATACTGCCAAGCATGTGCTTTCCAATCTGTCAGACCTGGTCAATACAAATTACTATGTGTCTTGTGATTATGGTACACAGAATGCCACAGTATTCCTGCTGTGGTGTAAAGAACGTTCCGGGCGGTGGGTGTGCTGTCGTGAGTATTATTATTCCGGCCGTGACGAAGAAAGGCAGAAAACTGATACCGAGTATGCGGATGATCTGAAGCAGTGGCTTGATGGAATAAAGCCGGTAAAGATCATCATTGATCCGTCCGCAGCGTCATTTATAGCAGAATTGAAAAAGCGTGGCTATGCGATTAAGAAAGCGAAAAATGATGTGCTGGATGGCATCCGGTTTGTAGCATCGTTATTGAATGAAGGTAAGATTGCAATCAGTGATCAGTGTCCGAATACAATCAAAGAATTTGGATCGTACATATGGGATCAGAAAGCATCGGAGCACGGAGAGGATAAACCGGTAAAACAGCACGATCATGCAATGGATGCGCTGCGGTATTTTTGTTATACAATTATTCGCAAACCTGGTAGTATTGGTATTTTGAAGTGAGGGATAGATATGATATTTAAAATAGCTGCTCTTTTATTTGCAGTTTCTTTTTTTAAAGAAATGGATAAGGCAAAAGAAAATAAAGATTTATGTGAAATCGTCTACTGGGGCGCATTATTTATACCATCAATACTTATGATTTATTTCTACAGATAATTTAATCATTGGAATTGCGTGGAGATAGATAAAAAGTGGGAGAACAGCAATGGATATTGAAACAATGAAACAACTGATAAAAAAATATGAACCCGGTCACGCCGCGTTTGTGACGCGTGCAGCAGTGGCAGAGCGGTATTATCGCAACGAGACTGATATCCTGTTCCGGGACAAACCAAAAGACAAGGGAAAAGAGGAATCCGACAATCCGCTTCGCAACGCAGACAACCGGATTCCCCGTAACTTCCATGGTCTGATCGTGAACCAGAAAGCATCCTATGCGTTTACTGCACCGCCGTTATTTGATGTTGGAAATACTGCCGCAAATAAACACATCACAAAGGCTCTGGGGGATGAATATGCGAAAAACTGCATGGAGCTATGTGTAAATGCTGCCAATACCTCAATCGGTTGGGTGCATTACTGGCAGGGCGATAGTGGTTTTGAATGGGCGGTTGTTCCATCAGAACAGGTCATCCCGGTATTTGACCGGAGTTTAAAGCGTAGGCTGATCGGAGCCATGCGGGTATATCCGGACATCGACGATGCAACTGGAGACAATTATACCGTGTATGAATACTGGACGGATACAGAGTGCCAGGCATTCCGGCGAAGGGCGGGAGAGACACTTGATCTGCTGACATACTATGAAATGTTTGCTGATCCTGCTACCAGTGACATGACCGCCGATTATCGCCATGATTTTGGGGAAGTGCCATTTATCCCATTTTACAACAACAATATACATACAGATGATCTGCGAAACATTAAACCGCTGATAGACGTATATGATAAGGTCTACAGCGGTTTTATTAATGATCTGGACGATATACAGGAACTGATTTTTGTGCTGTCCGGATATGGAGGACAGGATCTAAATGAGTTCCTTTCAGATTTAAAAAAGTATAAGGCAATAAAAATTGAAAGTGACGAAGATGGATCAGTGTCAACACTTAACATCGAGATCCCAATCGAAGCCAGAAACAGTGTGTTAGAAGCCACTAGAAAGGCAATCTTTGAACAGGGGCAGGGATTTGATCCACAGCCAGAGAACTTCGGGAACCAGTCGGGCGAAGCCTTGAAGTTCATGTATTCGCTATTAGAGATGAAAACCGGGTTGATGGAAACAGAGTTTAAGCTTGGTTTTGCACGTCTTGTCCGGGCAATCTGCAAATCTCTTGGAATTCAGTGCGGTACGATCATACAGACATGGACCCGTACCTGTATCAAGAATGATACGGAGCAGGCACAGATCTGTAAGGATTCCGTAGGGATTGTGAGCAAAAAGACGATTCTGAAAGCACATCCGCTTGTGGAAGATGCAGATGCAGAAATCAAGCAGTTGGAAAAAGAAGAGAAAGAAGCGCAGGAGAAAGCAGATGCTTACGTTGGCGCTTTTAGTGCAAAGGGAAGGGAGACAGGCAGTGGGACGGACAGTGATGATTCTGGGAACGGAGTACCGGATAGAGATACACAAGTGGTCAGAGGATAGCGAATTAAGCAAAAATTCATGGGTTGGTTATTGTTGTTGTGACCTTCCACTGATTGTTATTGCAGATTTGGATGATGAAGAACATTTTCACTTTGATAACGAAGAGGAAAAGGATGTTTATTTCAAGAGTAGTCTGCGCCATGAAATTATTCATGCGTTTTTGAATGAAAGCGGCTTGAAAGATAACTTTGAGCACGTTCCGCGTATGGGACACGAGGAAACAATGGTTGATTGGATTGCAAATCAGTTTCCGAAAATCGCAGACGTATACGAGAAACTTGGGATTTTGTGAAATGAGGTGATTGCATGGCTGAACAGACAAGTGAATACTGGCAGGAGCGTTTTAAACAGATGGAAGATGCACAGCATGATACCTCCGTTCAGAAAGTGCAGGAGATCCAGGAACAATTTGACCGGTCCATTACTGCAATCAACGGAAAGATCAATGCATGGTATCAACGCCTGGCAGATAACAACGGTATTTCCATGCAGGAAGCAAAAAAACTGCTTAATGCGCAAGAATTGAAGGAATTCCAGTGGAATGTGGATGATTACATCAAATATGGCAAAGAAAACAAGATCAACGGAGCGTGGGAAAAAGAACTTGAAAACGCGTCTGCGAGGGTGCATATCGGCAGGCTGGAAGCCTTAAAGATTGAAATACAGCAGGAGGCAGAAAAACTGTATGGAAACTGTGTTGACGAGATAGACCAGCATATCAGGACTACATATACCTCTGATTTCTATCACACAGCATATGAAATTCAAAAAGGCGTCGGTGTGGGTACAACGATTAACCGGCTGGATCCACGAACTGTCGAGATGATCGTGTGCAAACCGTGGGCGGTAGATGGAAAGAACTTTTCAGACCGCCTGTGGGAGAACAAGACAAAGCTGATCAATAATTTACACAACAGCCTGTCGCGTATGTGCATTACCGGGGAAGCGCCGGATCGGGCAATAGCAGAGATATCAAAGCAAATGAAGGTATCCAGAGCACAGGCGGGCAGAGTAGTCATGACGGAATCGGCAGTAGTTGCAAATAAGGCAAGACAGGACTGCATGAAAGAACTGGATGTAGAGCAGTTCGAAGTGGTAGAGACACTCGACAGCCACACATGTGAGACATGCGGTGGGATGGATGGTAAGCATTTTCCTATGACAGAGTTCCAGATTGGTGTGACAGCACCGCCATTTCATCCGAATTGTCGTGGCTGCACATGCCCTTATTTTGATGATGAATTTGACAGTGTGGGCGAACGTGCCGCCCGTGGCGAGGATGGAAAGACCTACTATGTGCCAGGCAATATGACATATGAAGAATGGAAAAATTCATTTGTCGATGATGGTGTGTCAGATGAAAAATTTACAACCAAAAGAAAATCGACAGATGGATCGGTGGAAATACCTGATATTAAGTTTGCGACGAAGAAAAACTCTATAATTACTGCGAAACAGAAGTTTGAAGATACGATGACGGTATCTAAGGCATACGATGAATTGCCAATCAGAGTAAAACAGACTTTGAGTGATATAACATTTGAATTCGGGTGGGATGGAAGTGCTTGTGATATCGTAAATAGGACAATTAGAGTTGGAATCGGCACCAGCAAAGCGGAAATATTCCATGAAGTAGGGCATCTTATCGAAAATTATATGATGGATCAGGATGCTGTTCGAAAATATAAAGAATTTCTTGTTGATGGATTAACCTATAGTGATATAATAACAAAGACATATTACAATAGCGTAGGAAAATCCGTAGATATTTATATATTAAAAGGCAGTAGATTTGAAAGTGAATATCAAGCAAGGTTGTACATTAATAAAACGTCGGAAGCGTTGAAGCCAGATGGAACAATTAACGTGGATTTATTAGGCGAAAGTATATCTGAAGCATTCAGAAAGTACATGAACAATGAAATCGTATCTGATGAAGTGAAAAAGATGATTGAGGGTGTCGTTTTATGAGTAACAAAGAGGATTTCTTAAAGGTAAAGACATATGAAGAATATGACAGAAGAAGGGATGAATTTCGGAATCTTGATATTCGGGATCCCGAAATATTAAATCATCTTGACGAGTTGTATCCAAAGTTGGAAAAAAGTGGTTGGGAAGACGGAATAATTGAAGAAGTATATTCATATCTTCCAGATGGACAAAGAGTCTTGGGAGGAAAGGGAGATACAAAACCATCGAAAAAAAAGTGATAGCGAAGCACCACCAGTCAGAAATGGCATGGTGGTATTTTTATACCCAAACAGGAAGGAAAACACATGAAGAAGAACAAAATAATATGTGTAACAATAGCATAGGAATGTTCGGCGCCAAGAGGTGTGTATTTAGTAATAGCAGGGTAACCGGAGAGTTGCACCGGTGCAACCGCAAAATGTAAAACGATGGAAGCAGGATTGTAAACAGCAGTCCTGTTTTTATATTGTCCGAAAGCCTTAAGACGTTTAAACTGCGGCAAATTGCCCTTATGCATGGCATCAAAACTGCATACTGCCTGTGGAGGACACCACGTTTAAAAACGGTGCAGGAAAGGAACTATATGGAATTTTTAAAAGACATTTTAGGCGAAGATCTCTATAAGCAGGTGGCAGATGCTGTCAATGCTCATAACGGAAAACCGGAGAATAAGGACAAACAGGTAAAACTTGCAGACCTTGGATCTGGTCAGTACGTCGACAAAGGCAAGTATGATACCACTGTTGCAGAAAAGGAGAATCTTTCTGGTCAGATCAAGACACTCAATGTTACGATCGGAGATCTGAAAAAGAACAATGCAGATAATGAAACATTGCAGACTACGATCACAGACCTTCAGACGAAGTTGAAAGATCAGCAGACAGCCAACGAGCAGATTTCAAAGACCTATGCGTTAAAAGATTCCCTTACAAAGCAGGGAGTGCTTGACCCAGATTATCTGATCTACAAAGCCGGAGGACTGGACAAGTTCACTTTTGACAAAGAAGGTAAACCGGTCGGCGTAGAGGAAGCGGTAAAGCCATACAAGGAAGATCAGGCAATGGCGCATCTGTTCAAACAGGAGCAGTCAAAACCGCCGTATCATCCACAGGGCGGCACCGGTGGCGCGGGAACTGCAAACCCATTTGCAAAAGAGACGTTTAATCTGACCAAACAGGGTGAACTTTTAAAATCCAACCCGGAGCAGGCGAAAGCGATGGCAGCCGCCGCAGGGGTAACCATTTAGAAAGAGAGGTAACTATTTATGGCAATTACAAAAATTGCAGACGTGATCGTACCGGAACTTTTTAACCGGTATGTAATCAACAGAACTATGGAGCTGTCCGCGTTTTTCCAGAGCGGGATCGTGGTAAACAGCCCGGAATTTGATGCACTGGCATCCGAGGCGGCGAGAACACACAATATGCCGTTCTTTGAGGATTTACAGGGAGAATCCGAACCGACACTGGAAGATGTAAAGATGACACCGGCAAAGATCGGTTCTAACAAAGATGTATCCACCACAATTCTCCGTCAGAAAATGTGGGCTGCTACAAATCTTTCCGCAGCATTAGCAGGTGCAGACCCGATGAAAGCAATCGGTGATCTGGTGGCACAGTACTGGGCGCGCGATATGCAGAAGGAATTGATTGCGGTTCTTGCGGGTGTATTTGGAACCACCACGGCAGATCCAAGTGGAACACCGAAAGCGGAGACCAGGATGGCAGATCATATTCTTGATCTGACTACAGGAAAAGCAGAGGCTGCAAAGCAGATTAGCGCATCTGCATTTATCGATGCATGTCAGATGCTTGGAGATGCACAGTCGCAGCTTACCGGTGTGGCAATGCACTCTGCTACAAAATCTTATCTGAAAAAGCTGAACCTGATCGAGACAGAGCGTGATTCTACAGATGTTGAGTTTGACACCTATCAGGGCAGACGTGTGACCGTAGATGATGGATGCCCGGTTGCTGATAATGTATACACAACATACCTTTTCGGTAATGGAGCAGTTGCTTACGGCAATGGTTCTCCGGTCGGTCATGTTGCTACTGAGGTGGACCGTGACAAGCAGACTGGCGGCGGTGTGGATTATCTGATCAACCGTAAAGCGTTTATCCTGCATCCGAGAGGAATCGCGTACACCGGGGCAAAACGTGAGCATGTGGAGACTCCGACGAGGGCAGAACTTGCAATGGCAGAGAACTGGAATCCGGTATACGAACCGAAACAGCTTCGTATCGTTGCAATTAAGCATAAGATCGGGTAGCCTATGGATCTGGCAAAATTAAAGGCACTTCTTGGGATTGAGGATGATTCTAAGGATATGGTACTTGAATTTGTCATTGCAGATGTGGAGGAAATCATAAAAAACTATTGCCATGTGGAGAAAATGCCGGATGGATTGATAAACACCGGCTATCGCATGGCAATGGATCTGTATCGGAATGAAAATATTGGAAGTGAGTCGGCAGCAGTTGGCGCGGTTTCCTCTATTTCTGAGGGGGACACTTCTACCTCATTCCGTCAGTATGTGGATGACAATTTTAAGAGCACAGTGCTGAAAAATTATGAATCCTCGTTGAAACGATACAGAAAGGTGGCGTGGAGATGATCTCAGATGCAATTAAGAAAATGCAGGCAATGGCAAGAAAGGCGCAGGAAGAGACATACGATGGAAAATGCACAGTAACAGAATTTCAGCCGATCAAGGATCCGAAAACAAAGATCACATCGGAAAAGGAAGTGGTTGTGTTAGAGGATGAGCCATGCCGCCTGTCATATTCGAATGTCAGTGCAGTAGACCAGACGGAAGCTGCCGCAAAGACGGCACAGGTCACAAAACTGTTTCTGTCCCCGGATACACAGATCAAGTCTGGAAGCAAGATCACAGTCACGCAGGCAGGCATCACACGTGCATATGAATGCAGTGGTGTACCTGCGGTTTATCCGACGCATCAGGAGATTGTGCTTACACTGTCAGAGAGGTATGCATGATGGCAGGAATGGGAAGTTTTAATATCCGGGGACTTACGGAGCTGCAGAGAGAAATGGAAAAATTACAGGATCCGAATGCGTTTGTGGAGGCATGTGTGAAGGAACTGGCGGCAAGACTCTTGCGGTTAGTCATAAAAAGAACACCCGTCGGGGATTATTCCGGGCAGTCTTATACTTGTGAGACAGGTTTTTCACATAAAGGGAAAAAAGTGAAAGGCAAACAAGGCGGAACTCTTCGCCGGGGATGGACAGCGGGGCAACGGGCATCAGCAAAGGGATACGCAGACAGTCTTACGGTAAATCATTTCGGGGGCACCTACGTGATTGAGATCGTAAATCCGGTCGAATATGCCAGTTATGTTGAATACGGCCACAGAACCGCAAATCATAAAGGCTGGGTCAAAGGACATTTTATGATGAAGATATCCGAACAGGAGTTACAGAACATGGCACCGCAGATCCTTGAACGAAAAATCAGAAAATACCTTGGAGATATCATGAAATGATAAATGAAATTATAGATGCGATCAGCATTGCCTTAGACAGCGAGTTTGAGGATGGTTATAAGATCCACAAGGATGAGATAAAGCAGGACTTGAAAGAGCCCTGTTTTTTTATACAGTTGATTGACCAGAGCATAAGCCCGCTTTGCGGGCAGCGGTATCTGCAAAATAATGCATTCTGTATCCAGTACTTTCCTGAATCTAAACTGAATCCATACGCAGAGTGCAACGATGTGGCAGAGCGTATGATGTTTGCTTTAGAGTATGTTACTCCGTTAGATGAGGACAGAGCAATACGTGGAACGAATAAGAACCATAAACTGGTTGACGGTGTATTGAATTTTTTTGTGAATTATAACCGGGTAATATTGAAAAAACCGGTACGTTCTGAGGTGATGGGACAGATTAAAATTCAGTCAGAAATGAAGGGAGAGTAACAAAATGGCAAATGCGAGTGGAAAGGTATTAGAAAAGCCGCAGGGAAAAGCGGCACAGAAATTTACAAAAGAACAGCTTCTTGCCTGTGCAAAGTACAGTGCCAGGAAAGATATAATGGACGCATTGCTTGATGAAAACAAAAAGTACACAAAAGCAGAAGCGGACACGTTATTAGAAAAATATATGAAAGGAAAGGTGAAATAAATGGCTTTAGGTGGAGGAACATTTACCGCACAGAATAAGGTGCTGCCAGGAGCATATATCAATTTTGTATCGGCGGCATCTGCAAACACGAACCTGTCAGACAGAGGCGTTGCGACAATGCCTTTAGAACTTGACTGGGGCGTGGAAGGGAAAGTCTTTGAGGTGACAAACGAGGACTTCCAGAAAAACAGTATGAAGATTTTCGGCTATGCATTCGATGATCCGAAAATGAAAGGACTGAATGATCTGTTCCTTGGGGCGCAGAAGCTTTATGCATACCGTTTAAACGGTGGCGGTGCAAAGGCTGCAAATACCATGGCAACCGCATTGTACAGCGGAACCCGTGGCAATGATATCCGGATTGCTATACAGAAAAATGCGGACGATGCAGATAAATTTGACGTTATTACTTACCTTGGCACAACCAAAGTAGATACGCAGACGGTAAAAACAGCAAAAGAGCTTGTGGCGAATGATTATGTTTCGTTTAAAGAGGAAATCGAGCTGGAAGATACGGCAGCCGCACCACTGACAGGTGGAACAAATGGAACTGTAGACGGAACAGCACATCAGACATATTTGGATCTGATTGAATCTTATTCTTATAACACCATGGGTGTTGCGGTAACGGATGAGACAACGAAAAAGTTATACGTTGCATTTAACAAACGGCTGCGCGATGAACTTGGAATTAAATTTCAGGTGGTACTCTACAATATTTCCGCAGATCACATGGGTGTTATCAATGTGAAAAATAAGACCACAGATGCGGGATGGAGCGAAGCGAGTCTTGTATACTGGGTTACTGGTGCAGAATGCGGATGTGCTGTAAATAAATCCTGTCAGAACAAAGTTTACGACGGTTCCTTTACAGTAGATACATCGTATACACAGAATCAGTTAAGAGAGTCTATCAAAAATGGAGAATTTGTCTTGCACAGGGTAAATTCAGATATCCGCATTCTGGACGACATCAACTCCATGGTAAGCGTGACAGATACGCAGGGAGAACTTTTCAAAGACAATCAGACGGTCCGCGTGATCGACCAGATCGGTAATGATATCGCCGTATTATTCAGTACGAAATATCTCGGCACTATCTCAAATGATGCGGCAGGAAGAACATCTCTCTGGTCTGACATCGTGGCACACCACAGGGAACTTGAAAAAATCAGGGCGATCGAGAACTTCAGCGAAGATGATATTACGATCGCACAGGGAGAATCGAAAAAGTCGGTAGTGATCACAGATCAGGTGACAGTTGTTAATGCGATGAGTAAGCTCTATATGACTGTCACGGTAGCGTAGGAAGGAGTGAAGAAAGATGGGAAATACAGCTATTATGGACGCAGGCGATGCCGTCTATGGAAGCCTTGCGGAGTGTTTTATTACGATTGGTAAAAGACGGTACAATTTTATGAATCTGACAGAGTTCGAAAGCAAATGGGATGTTACGATCAGCGATGTCAAGATTTTAGGTAAAGTCGGCATGGGACACAAGGCTGCCGGTGGAAAGGGCACCTGGAAGGGAACTGCACATTATAATCAGTCAGTGCTCCGCACAATGGCAAACCAGTATCAGAAAACAGGAAACCTGCCTTATTTTGAAATCCAGGTGAGCAATGAGGATCCATCAAGCAATGCAGGCAGGCAGACAATTATTCACAGGGGATGCCTTTGTGATTCATTTATTCTTGCAAAGTTCCAGGCGGGCGAAGAAATTCTGGATGAAGATATTTCAGGAACCTTTGAGAGCTGGGATATGCCGGAGAAATTCAAAGAGTTAGAAGGTTTTAAAACAAATTAATGATGTTCCCTTCCTGCATCAGCGGGAGGGGATTTTTAAATAAAAAGGAGAGAAAGATATGTCAGAGTTCAGCAGATTTATGAAAGCAAACAAAAAGGTAAAAGCAAATCAGAAGTATGCTCCAACAGCGAGTCTTACAGATACAGACGGGAAGCCGCTTCTCTGGGAATTTCGCCAGATCACATCACGCGAGAATGAGGAACTGCGCAATGCATGTACTGTAGAGGTCCCGGTAACTGGAAAACCGAATATGTACCGCCCAAGGCTGAATACAGAAAAATATCTGTCAAAGATGATGGCGGCAGCAACCGTGTATCCGGATCTGTATGATGAAGAATTACAGGATTCCTACGGCGTGAAGACACCGGAAGATTTATTGTACGCAATGGTGGATGGTGCCGGTGAATTTCAGATGTTTGAAGTGTGGATGCAGAAGTTCCAGGGATTTACAGACAGTTTTGATGTCAAGGTGGATGAAGCAAAAAACTGATTGAAGGAGGGGATGGTGAAGCAAACTTTGCTTACTATGCCCTTCTGAAATTACATATTCTGCCATCTGTATTTTTAAATATGGATGAGCAGGAAAAAGCATTTGTGATCGCTGCGATAAAAATCAAAATCGAGAATGATAAGAAAAAAGAGCGGGAGCTAAAGAGTAAAATTCATTAGGAGGGAGGTGTGATGTATGGCAGCTATTCAGACAGCGATAGAACTGAATGATCAGTTTACCAGTGTTTTATATGGAATCATGGATGCAGTCAACCTTGCAACAGCACAGATGTACGATATGCAGCAGGCAATGTCGATGGATATTGATACGAGTAGCCTAGATGGAGCACGAGAGGCAATCAATGAAGCAACAGCATCCTTAATTGCATTAAACGGTGCGGCACAGCAGCCGGCTTCTGCCCCGGCCGAGATTCCAGTGCAGTGGGAAACGAACAATCTGGATGTGTTTACAGGAACCGGAATGGATCGGTTCGAGCAGGAAGTACAGAGTGCCAATAGCATGTTAGAGCAGTTGAGCAGCACGCAGAACGATATTGCAAGGCAGGCATACAGTACAACGATCTTTCCGCCGGAGTCATTCCAGGATCTTAATTCCATGGCTGTCAGAATCGATTCGATCCGGGAACGGATACAGCAGATCGAAAGCAATCCGGTCAATATGGGAACAGATACAGCAAACTCCCAGTTGGAACAGTTGAGATCGCAATTAGACCGGGCGATTCAGGAACAGAATAATCTTAATACCGCCATGCAGAACATGGATGTGTCCGGTGCAAATGCGGCATATCTCCAGTTATCGCAGACAGTGGGTAATACAGAGCGGTATATCCGGGATAATACGGATGAACAGGGAAGATTCAATCAGGAGATTCAGGAGGGGGTATCCGGCGCAGAGGGGCTGATGGGAATGATTAAACGCGTGGTTGGTGCATATGTGGGTATCCAGAGCGTGGGAAAAATTCTCAACATGTCCGATGAATTGACGCAGACAACCTCAAGACTGGATCTGATGAATAATTCCTTTAATGAGATAAACGGAACTGCAAATGAGACGTCAGAACTCGTCAATATGGTATATGCTGCGGCGCAGGATGCAAGAGGTTCCTTTAGTGATATGGCATCCGTTGTTGCAAGATTCGGTAATAATGCGAGGGATGCATTTGGCAATTCGGAAGAGGTTGTTGCATTCGCAGATCTGGTTCAAAAACAGATGACGATCGCCGGTGCATCCACACAGGAAGCTGCAAATGCAGAGTTACAATTATCACAGGCTCTTGGTTCCGGCGTACTCCGCGGTGATGAGTTAAACAGTATTTTTGAGCAGGCGCCGAACCTGATCCAGAATATTGCAGATTATCTGGATGTTCCAATCGGACAGATCAGAGAAATGGCGGCAGATGGAGAACTTTCTGCTGATGTTGTAAAAGCGGCGATTTTTGCAGCCGCGGATGATATCAATGGTAAGTTTGATGAGATGCCGATGACCTGGGGACAGATCTGGCAGTCGATGCAGAATACTGCAGTTATGGCTTTCCAGCCGGTTCTTCAAAGATTAAATGGGATGGCGAACAGCGATGCGTTCCAGGGACTTGTTGATGGAGCGATCGAAGCTATGGCAACGACGGCAAATATGGTGCTGAATATCTTTGATTTAGTGGGATCTGTAGCTGGATTCGTGGCAGATCATTGGTCAATTATAGAACCTATCATATTAGGGGTTGCGGCGGCTATCATAATTTATACGGCATTTACAAAAGGGGCGGAAATAGCGTCTAGGGCGGCTTCACTGGCTACAAATGCATGGACAGCAGCTCAAGGCGCATTCAATGCTGTTATGAGCATGAATCCAGTTGGACTTGTAATTATAGCAGTTGTACTGTTGATAGCGATTATTTATGCAGCAGTTGCAGCAGTAAATCATTTTGCAGGCACATCAGTATCAGCAACAGGTTTGATCTGTGGAGCATTTGCGACAGCGTTAGCTTTTATAGGAAATCTGTTTATTGGAACAGCAAATACAATTATCGGAATTGGGGTTACTTTATGGAATGCGATCGCAAATTTTGTCAATGCGTTTGCACTTGTTTTTAACAATCCAGTCGCGGGTATAGAAGCCATATTTTTAAGTCTGTTTAACTTTATAGTAGAAGTAATTGAGTCAGCTGCCCGGATGATTGATGCAGTATTTGGCAGCAGTCTTGCGGATGCAGTAGCGGGATTCCAGAACAAAGTACAGGCAAAAGTGGATGCTGTGATAACCGAGAACGGTGGATCAGAAATTTTAAAGACGGTAGAAATGTCAGATTATCAGTTCAATCGATTCAATTACGGGGACGCATGGAACTCAGGATATAATTTCGGACAAGGAATTGATGATAAAATATCAAATTTCAGTCTGTCGGACATCTTTGGCAAAACGGATATCCCGAATCCGGATGATTACATATCCGGTTTTAGTGATGCAATCGCAAATTCGGGTGCAGGTGGCAACCTTGACAGTATTGCGGATGATACCAGTGCAATCAAAGATTCTGTGGATATCACAGATGAAGATCTGAAATATCTTAGAGACATTGCAGAGCAGGAAGCAATCAATCGGTTTACGACTGCGGAGATCAAGCTGGATATGACGAACAATAACAACGTGAGCAGCGATGCAGATCTGGATGGTATCGTGGATGGAATGACAACGAAAGTGTTAGAGGCATTAGAAATCGTCCGGGAAGGAGCGTAGGGAATGGCATATAAATTATATCTGGATGGGGTGCTGTTTCCGGTTGCTCCATCCAAAGTGACAGTAAAAATCAATAATCAGAACGAAACGGTAACTCTGATTAATGAGGGCGAAGCAAATATTTTGAAAGCCGCAGGGTTGTCAGATGTGGAATTTGATCTTCTGCTTCCAAATACAGAATATCCGTTTGCCCTATATCCAGAGACTTTCCGGAATGCCAGGTTTTATCTGGATAAGCTGGAAGAATTAAAGTTACAGAAGAAAAGTTTTCAGTATATCATGACAAGAGCATTTCCAAACAACAAGAAGTTATTTCATACCAACATGACAGTTTCACTTGAGGATTATTCCATTGTGGATGATGCCGGAGAGGGATTTGATACGACAGTCAAGATCAAACTGAAACAGTACCGTGAATTTACCACAAAGACCTGTACCGTGGATATATCACTTCCAAAACCACAGGCTGCAATGCAGCAGACCAGAGCAGCAGGCAATGCACCAAGCGGGGGGAGCTATACCGTAGTTTCTGGGGACTGTCTCTGGAAGATCGCGAAGCAATTTTACGGCGATGGTGGAAAGTGGAGTGTGATCTACAATGCCAATAAATCAGTGATCGGTGGAAATCCGAATCTGATATATCCGGGGCAGGTGCTTACGATCCCGGCAGCATAAGACACAGGAGGAAAAATGTACGAGTTATTAATTCAAAACGGCAGCACAGTTTACCTGCCTCCGGTACAGGAAGAAGTAAAAGTGACCACAGAGCGGCAGATCAGTCCCGGTTCCATAGAATTTAGTTTTGTGGATACCGGGATTTCGATTGCGGAAGGAAACCCGGTGCGCTTTAAGGATGGAGAAACAGGTGTGTTTTATGGTTTTATTTTCAAAATCAAGCGCGACAGGAGCAATATTGTAAAAGCAACTGCTTATGATCAGATCCGCTATCTGAAAAACAAAGACACAATGGTATATGAGAACAAAACAGCTGCTGAGGTTGTGACGAAGATTGCCAATAATTTTGGGTTTCATCTTGGGACGATTACAGATACCATATGGAAAATCGCATCAAGAGTGGAAGATAACGAGTCTCTTATGGATATGATCGGAAATGCACTTGATCTGACATTGCAGAATACGGGTGATCTGTACATTCTCCATGACGACGGTGGAAAGCTGAATTTGTCTTTTATCGGTGATATGTATGTGCCTATCGTCATAGATGCAGAGACCGGACAGAATTATGATTATGAATCTTCGATTGATTCAGATACCTACAACCGGATCAAGCTGGTCTTTGACAATGAAAAGACAGGAAAAAGGGATGTATATATTGCACAGGATTCCTCCCACATGAATGACTGGGGGATCTTACAGTATTTTGACACGCTGCAGGATGGAGAAAACGGGCAGGCGAAAGCGGATGCGCTCTTGAAACTTTACAATAAAGCTACAAAGACGTTGACAATTAAGGATGCCTGTGGTGATTCCAGAGTGCGCGGCGGCTCGTTGGTCGTGGTACAGCTTAATTTAGGAGATGTGCAGATAAAAAATCTGATGCTCGTAGAAAAATGTGTACACAAATACGGTGAAAGCAAACACACAATGGATTTGACTTTATCAGGAGGTGGTTTCAGTGCATGATGCAAATGATTTCGTGAGGGCGATACAGCAGGTGTCAAACGGAGTCAATGAGGCGGGATATCCGGCAGATGTGATGTCCGGTACAGTGCTAGCGGCAGCTCCATTAAAAATTAAAGTGGAGCAGAGGTTTGATATAGCCAGCGCACAGCTTATCATTCCGGAACATTTAACAGATCGTACCGTGGACATTGAATTAGACGGTGTGAAAAAGGAAATGAAGATTTACAGCGGATTAAAAACAGGTCAGCAGGTTGTACTGATCCGGCAGCAGGGCGGCCAGAAGTTTTTAGTTGCAGACAGGGTGGTGTGACATGATTCCGGCAGTTAACAGTTTAAAAGAAATCGAGGTAACAGAACAGCCGTCTTTATGTCATCACATGATCCGGGAAACGTGCAATGTTGTAGGCGAATGTGATGGTTTGGAAGCAGTAAAACAGGCAATTTACAATATCCTGAACACAGAGCGGTATCGTTACATTATTTTTTCATGGAACTATGGTGTGGAATTGCAGGATCTGATCGGTAAGCCGATGGATTATGTCATGGTGGAAGTGGAACGGCGGATTACGGAGGCTCTGACACAGGATGACCGGATAGACTCGGTAGATAATTTTGAGTTTGAAGTGCACAGAAAAACGCTGATCGCTAAATTTACCGCGCACACGAAATATGGAAATGCAAAGATTGAGAAGGAGGTGGACGTGTAATGTATGAAGATCAGACATTTGATGTGATTTTACAGCGCATGTTGTCCCGTGTGCCTGAGACAATGGATAAAAGGGAGAGTTCGCCAATCTATGCTGCACTGGCACCGGCAGCAGTGGAACTGACGTCTATGTATATTGCATTTGACTGCATGCTGGCAGAGACATTTGGAGACACGGCATCAAGGGAATATCTGATCCGGTTATGTGCGGATCGCGGTATTACGCCAAAGAAAGCAACTCAGGCAGTACTTGAGTTAGAAACCGATGTGGAGGTTACGGACGGAAAAAGATTTACTGGCGGGGAAAATACCTATATCGTTACAGCTCCCGGACAGGTCACCTGTGAGCAGATCGGTACGGTCGGAAATGAATATACGGGAGATGTTCTGCCAATCGAATATATTTCCGGTCTCACGACTGCAAAGATCGCGAGGGTTTTGATCTATGGAGAAGCGGAAGAAAGTACGGAATCCCTGCGGCAGAGGTATTTTGAATCGTTTGAGGAAAGGGCATTTTCCGGTAATGTAAAAGATTATCGAAACAAAACGCTTGCACTGGCGGGAGTCGGAGCAGTCAAAGTGATACGGACGTGGAATGGTCCCGGAACAGTGAAACTTGTTATTTTAGACAGTGCACATGGAAAAGCTACGGATACATTGATATCTGCAGTCCAGAAAGAGTTTGATCCAAACGGTGATGGCATGGGGGACGGGCTAGCGCCGATCGGGCATGTGGTTACGGTCGAGACGGTGAAAGAGTCAGTGGTAAATATTGCGACGAATATCATTTTTGACAGTGGTTATGGATTGAACGAATGCAAAGCATTGATCGAGGATGCAATTAAAAAGTACATTTTATCGTTGCGGCAGGACTGGGAGAATCAAAATCATTTAATCGTGAGAATTGCGTCATTGGATGCGGCTATCATGGGAGTGAAAGGTGTGCTTGATGTGACGGGAACAACTATCAATGAAAGCACAAAAAATCTTGAATTAACAGAATACGAGATTCCGGTCATGGGGGTGGTTACTTATGGAGAATAGATATATCAATCTTAAGGAGCTACTCCCTTTGTATTTACAGGAATATAGTGAACTGGCTGAAATTATGGATACGGAAACACCGGAGTTTCGATTATTGGAATCCAAACATAACAGGATGATTGATAACCGGTACATCACATCCTGTGACGAAGAGGGAATTGCCAGATTTGAAAAGATCCTTGGTGTGACACCAAAAAGTGATGATACGCTCGAAGATAGAATCTTCCGGTGTCTGACCAAATGGAATGTGTGTCTGCCGTATAACTATGCTTTCCTTGAAAGAAAATTAAAGGAATTGTGTGGTACAGAGTACGCAATAGACTTTGATATTCCCGGTCAGACAATGATCGTTAAAATCGGTATAGCGCAGAAAAATCAATATGATTCTGTGGTGGATATTTTAGACGAAATCGTGCCATGCAATATTTTGCTTAACACAGAACTGCTTTACAACCAGTACAAGACATTAAAACCGTATCCGCATATTATACTGGGGCAGTTTACACACTGGGAATTGAGAAACATCAGTATTCCGAAGAATCTGAGTGCAAAGGTAGAAAATATCGCGAATTATACAATGGAAGAATTATCACGGTTTACAGTGGAACAGGTTGCAGAAATCGGACTGAGAAAGAGAGGATAACATGAAACTTACAGATATTTTTAAATTCAAGCTGTTTGAAAGAACAGATCCGGTGGATATGAAAACCGTGAATGAGAATTTTGAGAGTGTAGAAAAACTTTTTAAGGGATTGGATCAGGTAGACAACACATCGGATTGTGATAAAAATGTGGCATCAGCTAAAAAAGCGGAATGTGATGGAAATGGAAAGAACATTTCCGAAACATATTTAAAGAAAACGGCAGTTGCCAACAATAACACTACCACGGAAGCAGGCTACGCACTTGATGCAAGACAGGCAAATCCGAATGTGGATGGCAGTTTGGCGAAACAGATAAGTACGTTAAACAGCGGTTTAAAGAAATATTATACACAGACAGAGGTTGATAATATTATTGAAAAAAACAAGGTGAAATCCATTGTTATAGAGTTCAAAGGCATTACTACCAATGAAAGCAAAGCATTTTTCCCTAAATATACCTATTGGGGATATGTCGGCGGAAAAACCACTGAAATTGATAATTTAATAGCACAGGGGCACACAATTCTTGGCGGTTTTATCTGCGGCGGTCCACACAACGATGCCTCCATGGCTGGCAATGGTTCAGATAACATAGGTGTTATAGTCGGTTCAGCAACTTATTATAACGTCCCATATTCATTTTACGTTTTTTCACAAGCTTATCAGACAATAAGGATTAAGGTCTGCGTTTTATATATTTAATATTTAACACAGTTTTATAGCAGTTATCTTTGTACTGATCTGTCCAAATGTCACAGCTTTTGGTACTTTTATTAAAAATTTTAAATTGGTAATTGCCTTACCAGATATTATTTCATGCATGGTCAGCCACGTGCCACCGTTTCCGCTGTTTGGGGCGGTGATTCCAATCGCCTGATCGACGGTACTTTTTAATGATACAACATCCACAGTAGAACTTTCAGAAACCCAACAGTAATAATTTACCAGCCACGTTCCGGAATCAATAGATAATCCGTCCGCACCTGCATAACTCCATGTATCGGAGAAGTATTTATTAAATTCGTTACTGCTTACCTGACGGTATCCGGTATTGAACATGGTTTTGGCGTCGGATTTCTTTAAATATGTGTCTGGAATGTTATTACCATCATAATCTGCACTAGCACGGGCAACACGTACAGCAGGATATGTACCGTCAGTTTTATCAGCATAAATATCGACAACATTATCATTTTGCACATTAAATTGTGGAAACAATGTACCGACAAATCCAGACCAGTCTTTTGCTAATACTTTTAGGAAATATTTATTGGTTAAACCGCTGTTTTACGAAAAATAATAAGAAAGAAGGAATTTTTATGAAATTAAAAACCACAAAAAACATTCTGACCATCAACAATATTAATCATGTGGATGGAAAACTGAATATTGAATTTGCAGATAACAAAACCTGCGAAGAACTGCAGGAAGCTTTTTCAGATAAAGAAGAACTTACAGTGTTAAAGGTTTATACTGATGAGGACATGTTGACATCAGTGATTCCGGGGTATGTAGTCTTAGAACAGGTTATTCTGAGGGAAGATGTGAAAATCGTTGTCCTGGAAAAAGAAGTTAATGACATCGAGCAGAGGATCACTGCTGTATCTGAGAGTTTAGCCGAGAATGCAGAAAAAACAGCCGAGAACGCGGACAGTATCGAAAAACAGAGGGCAGATATTGACTATATGGCTATGCAGATGGAGGTAAGTTTAGATGAGTAAGAATTATGAAAAAGTAAAAAATTACTATGACAAAGGACTGTGGAATGAGAACCGTGTACATAATGCTGTAGGTAAATGGATCACGCCGGAGGAATATGAGCAGATCACAGGCAAAGTATACACAGAAGAGGAGGATGCCTGATGAGTCAGACAGAAAACTATGGATTTAATATCCCGGAAGAAAATGAATTCTACGATATGGAACTGGAAAATGAAAATTGGAGAAAGTTAGATGCTGTGCTTAAGGAGATCAGCGATAAGCTGGATGCAGTAAAGACAACTGAATAATCTAAAGCGCCTGAGAGCCGATTACATGACCATGTGTTGTGTAGCCGGCTCTTTTGCATAAAGCCTACGGGCAGAAAGAGAGGAAAATTTTATGAAATTTGACAAAATTAACATGATCTATGGACTGATTGCAACAATCGGGGCGGCATTGTTCGGCGAGTACTGGTTTTTATTTGCCGGATTCCTGATTCTTAATGTGATCGACTATGCAACCGGGTACTGCAAGGCGAGATTCTATAAAAAGAATGAGTCAAGTGCCATCGGAGCAAAGGGAATCTTAAAAAAAGTATGGTATTGGATTGTAATTGGTATGGCATTTTTCGTCTCAATGAGCTTTGTACATATGGGGGAGATTATCGGTATTAATCTTTCGTTTGTGCAGCTCTTTGGATGGTTCACGCTGGCAACATATTTGATTAATGAGGTCCGCAGCATTTTGGAAAATCTGGTTGAAATGAATGTAAAGGTACCGGCGTTTTTGATTGCTGGACTCGATGTGACGCAGAAATTGCTTGACACCAAAACAGAAATTAAGGAAAGTGAGGAATAATTATGGCAAATAGAAAAATCGGACAGGCTGGTCTTGCACTTATTAAACAGTTTGAAGGCTGCCGGCTGATAGCCTATCAGTGTTCTGCAGGTGTGTGGACGATCGGGTACGGTCACACAGCAGGCGTACATAAAGGAATGAAGATCACACAGGCGCAGGCAGAAGCGTACCTGAAACAGGATGTGGCGAAGTTTGAAAAGTATGTCAGCAATGCTTCGTATGTTCCATTTACGGACAAGCTGAACCAGAATCAGTTTGATGCACTGGTCAGCTTTGCTTTTAACCTGGGGCAAGGCAACGTGAAAAAGTTGTGTACAGGCAGAGTAATGAATCAGATCCCGTCTGCAATGCAGCAGTACTGTAAGGCTGCTGGTAAAACATTACCGGGATTACAGCGGAGAAGAAAAGCCGAGGCAGCCCTTTATAATAAGAGAGCAGAGAGTTACACCGGTGCAACCACTACCACAGTGAAAGAAACGGAGGATTATAACATGAATACAATTAAAAAAGGCAGCAAGGGCAATGCAGTTAAGGTATGGCAGATCATTATCGGTACGACGCCGGATGGCAATTTCGGCAGCGGCACGGAAACATCGACCAAGACATGGCAGAAGAACCATGGACTGACGGCTGATGGAATTGTCGGAAAGAACTCTTGGAAAACGGGGTTAGAGTCATTATAAAAGTGAGAGCTTATTTGGTTGCGTGAGCGAAAACAAAATTTCATATAAAACCACTTGACTTTTTGTCTGCCATTAAATATAATGAATTTATGGCAGACAAAAAAGGAGGTGAAAAAATGAGTCCGCGAACCGGTAGACCACCAAGTGATGATCCAAAAGTTAACAGAATAACGGTACGTTTGACGGAACAACAGCAGAAAGAGCTGCAGCAATGTTCTGATAAATTTGGCGTTTCAAAAGCAGATGTTGTTAATATGGGTTTAAAACTGATGACGATTGCACTGGAAAATCCAGAAGCTAGGCAGCTTTTCGATGCAATACAAATTTTGGAAGAACTGTCAGATAAAAACGACGTAAGACAACAAATTGAACAGATTAAGGCAAATTTTCGATGGTATTTAGAAACTAAAAAATAGAGATTCGCCGCCGTGGAAAGCATAAACGAATCTCTGAGAATACACTCCCGAAGGAATGACAATATAATTATACCATTCCTTCGGAAAGTAAACAAGAAGAAAGGACGAGTATATATGAAGAATTTGGAACAAACTTTAGATAGCCGAGAAGTAGCTGAAATGATTGGAAAAACACACGCTAATTTATTAAAAGATATTCGGCGATATTGTACACAATTAGGAGAAGTAAAAATTGACCTCTCCGATTTTTTCAAAGAATCGACTTATCGCACAGAACAAGGAAAAGACCTCCCGTGCTACAATGTTACAAAGAAAGGCTGTGAGTTCATAGCAAATAAACTGACAGGCACAAAGGGGACAGAATTTACCGCTCGGTATATCAATAGATTTCATGAAATGGAAGATGTGATCGACGTCGGGCAAACCAAAAGCCAAACGGAGTATCTTGCAAAAGCACTCCTGGAAGCAAAACATATGTTAGATGAAAAGGACGAGCACATAAAAGTCTTGGAGCAAAGAGTAAAGACAGAGGGAGCATATGATTACAAAAAATATATAATGATGTATGTGAATCAAATACATAACCCAAGACGTTTGTGCCAAATTTATACAATAGCCAAGAATATGCACAAATTTGAACAGGAAAAAGAGTATAAATGCTAAAAGGTCAAAAGCCCGCATGGAGAAATCTGTGCGGACTTTTTAAATATTTACATAAAATCTTTACAATAACTATTGACATAGGGTACACCCTATGATATTATAATTACAGGAGGTGAGATACAGATGAGCAACAAAAAGAAAAAGCACAAACTCGAAAAAGTTGCAATCATAGTAAGCATATTCAACGGTGTGGTAACTGCGGTATGCATGATCTATGAAACATTCTTCAAGTAAGTGCTTGGCGGTGGGTGAATCCCACCACTCACCGCTATTTTAAATCATCTGTAAAAAAATGTCTATGAAAAAAATAATAATAGTTAGCACATGGATTACATTTTTTTGTTTATGCTACATGGCTGTAAAAAAAGGAATTGATCTTTTACTTGGAGCAACAATTTTAACAAGTATAATCAGCAATGTATTAAATGTAGTATGCATTATGAAAGAGGAGAAAGATGCCAAAGGGAAGTCCTAAACAACAAACGATAGCATCGAAAAAATACCAGGAAAAGGCAGGATATATTTCGAAATCATACAAGTTAAAAAAAGATGTGGTAGAAGAATTTCGGAAAGCCTGTGAGAGAGAGGGAGTGAGCCAGGCAGGCAAGATTACAGAGCTTATGCAAGAATATATAAATAAAGCAGAATAGGAAAAATATATCGTGTTGCATTTCGTGTTGCATAGTGCTGTAAAATTTATGCGGATAATGCAAAAACGTGCGAAATGCGCAGTAATCAGAACCAGTAAAAACCGCATTTTATCGGCACTCCACAAGATAAGCGGAATTTGATAAAATGCGGTTCACGAGTTCGATTCTCTCATCCCCTGCTAATAAAACACCGTATTTACGGTGTTTTTTTGTTTTGTGTATTATTAAAGTAGTCAATAGAAGAACCGGGAGATAATAATGTCTTCCGGTTCTTTATTTTCGGCTTTTTAGGTAATAAAAGAAATTCCCTTACCTCGATTGATATCCGTTTTAGAGATATTATTCTTCCTGTATAACTGGCAACATCAAAATGTATATTTTTGATCATTTAAGAATATACAAATTTGACTATTATATAGCAATATTAAATTGAATCATTAAGCCACCGAAATTGGTTATAAAATAATCATATTGTAAAGGATGGGTTTCGTGGAGTCTTTTGTAGCGATTTTTTTCAGGTGGTTCCAGATGAACGCCAAAACCGCAGTACATACAACCATTTCTCGTATATCCCATGCTATACAGGTCTGGTATTTTTACATTGTATTTTTTGATATATTCATTAATATCATCGTCGGTCCAAAAGGAGAGAGGTTTACATTGATTGTCTTTGAATTTATAAAAGACATTGCAGCCATATTCGAGCCAAGCTTTTTCGCGTTGAAAACTTTCTGATGCTAATATTCCTAAAATAACGCATTCCATACCAAGTTCTTTTGCTTTTCGACGAAGAGGTTCCTTTTTGAGTTTATCACAGCATTTATCAGAAATAGGTAATTCTATATATTTTTGATATTTCTTAAAATTTCGTTCGATATAGTCGATTGAGTTTTGCTTTGTAAGAGAAGTTTTGGCATGTTGATATGTCCTGATAGCATTTGATACACGTTTAGAAAACATGGGATAGCCATAGTGTTCTACCACTTTCTTGAAATTCCACATTTCGCCTTTGGCATCAATAGGGTATACAATGATGATATTTGTATGATTTTCATTAAGCTCCCATTGGATGTGCTTAAGGGTTTCGGGATATTCGTTTGTTGTATTTGCAAATAGATGTAGAATGTTTGGGTATAACTGCTTAGCAATGTGGGATAACACAGTTGAATCTTTTCCGCCAGAATAAGATATATAGCAATGATCTTCGCCAAAGGTTATAACTGCTTGTCTAATAAGAAATTTTGTCTGAATTACTTTATCTTCAAGGGGCATTGAACGCAATGAAGCCAAAGTATTACGTCTGAATGAAAGATATTCAGAGTGCTTTTTACCACATTTTTTACAGTATCTAGAACCGCGACTATAACGCATGTTTTCGGCGTATTCTTCATTACAAATTTTACAAATAAACATTGTTTTATTCCTCCTTATTTAATTTTGAACTAACAAAATATTTGTATTTCTATTATAATACAAATATTTTGTTGATTCAAGCATCATAATACAAAATTTTATTGTGAAAAATGCTGTATTATAGTACAATTAAAAATCGGAAAGGTGGGCATTTCTATGGAAATTGGAAGTAGATTATCTGAATTGAGAAAGAAACATGGATATACACAAAAACAATTGGCAGAAGCTCTCAATTTGTCACAACAAATAGTAAGTAACATAGAAAGGAATACCACGGCACCAGATGTAGAATTTCTGCATGGTGCAGCTGATTTATACAAGATTTCTTTAGATGAACTTATTGGCAGAAAAACACTTATCACTGAGGAAAGCAGCTATGAACAGCAGATATTAAATGTCGTTGAAATGATGGATGACACAAAAAAAGAGCTTAGTTTACGGTTACTAAGTGAAGTGGCTCAACAAAGAGGTGATAAGGATGGCGAATAG